CGGCAATTCGCCGGACCTCAACTGAGATCATATCTCGGTAAAGATTCCATCTACCCTTGTAGGATGTTCGACTTAGAGGATGCCTGACTATGAATCGTACACGGACTAACGATGGAAGGTTTCAGGAATGCGGTAGTTACTACGCATTCGGGAATCTCCAAGATTACTCCTGTATTACTCATGGTCCGTATGAGAGTGTGTTCGATACCGTCGGAGAGCGGGAGACTTCAAATGTCTTCGATCTCGTCAGGACGTTTACACACTTTCCTACTATCACTGGGGCTGGTGAATTCGTGGGTTATCCCATGCAATATCATCCAGGACCCGATGACCCAAGAGGCGCGTGGCCAGCTTATAATCTGGCTGACAAGAACGCGTTAGCTTGGGAGATACTCGCTAAGACAAATCCGAGTTTACCTGTTGTAAACGTTCCGGCTTATCTTGGTGAGTTGAAAGACATCCCTGGCACGATGAGAGGATGGGGCCAGTCCCTGTTAAGGGACGTCGCCGCTGGATATATCCAGTGGCGATGGGCCGTTCGTCCCCTTGTCAAAGACCTCGCTAACTTGTATAACTTTCAACGTTCGGTGAATAACCGAATGATGGAGCTATACGCATTACGCGATGGTCGGACATTGAAACGCCGGTGTCACCTGGTCAGAGACTCGAGTGTTACGACTACCAATGTGCAATTGCACGGTATTCGTTTCGTACTCAGAGCACTTCGTTCCGTTGCTATGACTACCAATAGCTGGGGGACGGCAGAGTGGAAACTCTTGCCCGACTCCAAACTACCGACTCTCGGATATGCGCCCCTTGAGGGGTTAGCACGTACGAGCGCCGCAGGTATCACTAGCGCTGGAGCGTTACAGGCCGCATGGGAGTTAACTCCATGGTCCTGGCTCGTGGATTGGTTTTCAAACGTTGGGACTTGCCTCAACGCTTGTGACAATTCACTGGGTCTGACATTTGGCCGCATTAGCCTAATGCGTACGTCGACTTCCGAGTCGATTTATACGAAATTAGGTGCCGTTCCTTCACAATATCAGCTTTCGGGCTGGTACGTCGAAGAAATGACGCGGAAGGAAAGATATCCTGTCTTTCCCGTGATCCCGGTTCCTCTTCCTACCCTGCCGCTCCTCACGGGGCGGCAGTTGTCGATCCTAGGGGCTCTAGCAGTCCTAAAGGCTTATAAGCCCTAGGACCCTGTTATCCCTTAGGAGGCTCAGATGCTTGGAGACACTTTCGTTCTTCCTGTGACTGGCGGTGACGTCACTCTCAAGAAGATCAAAGAAGAAGCGTACTCGTCAGAGTACATGTTTCGAGACACAACGTCGAAGTACGTCGTGAAGATTCGCCACACTACGGTGAAGGCGACTCCAACGCGGCCACAGTATGATCGGCACAACCTCGAGGCTGTGCAGAC